AAGGTGGTCGAGATAATCGAGCAGTCCATGGGTGGTGAAAAAAAAACAAAGACGACGGACAGCAAGGCGCACTTGAATGGGACGAAGTAGAAGAATTAGGGCTGGGGCTACTTGGCCTCACCCCTGATTCTCTCTACGACTTAACATTCCGAGAGTTCAGCAACGCGGTGCGCGGTCGCTACAAGGCTCAAGAACTGTTTGACCGCAGTAATTGGGAACGGGTACGATGGCAGACCGCGTTGTTGTTGAATGTCCACACAAAGAAAGGGTCACAGTTAAGAGCAAAAGACTTGGCCACTTTCCCTTGGGAAGAAGAAGAAAAGAAGAATGGTAACATCGCACTGGCGCTCGCAAAGCTCAGTGCATTTGCAGTAAAAAAGTAATGGCATCACTTGGCGATCTCGTAGTACGAATAGGTGCAGACACGCGCGACCTGAACAAAGAGTTAGGCAAGGTGCAACGCACCATGCGTAGCATGACTAGCAACTTTACAGCGCTAGGCAGAAACATGACGCGCAGCATCACGTTGCCTATTGTCGGCATGGGTGCGGCGGCAGTTAAAAGCGCGGCAGACCTTGAGACACTAGAAACGTCATTTATTAGTCTGACTGGTGGCGTTAGGCAAGCGGGTCAAATGATGAACCAGCTGAACCAGTTTACTGCAAAGACGCCATTCCAGATTGACGCAGTAGCCAAAAGCGCACGACAGCTTATTGCCAGCGGCACGGACATCAGCCAGGTCAACGAGCAGTTGCAGTTTCTTGGCGACATCGCGGCAACAAGCGGCACAAGCATTGACGAGATAGCGGCCATCTTTGCCAAGGTCAACGCCAAGGGCAAGGTTGAGTTGGAGAACTTGAACCAACTAGCTGAGCGCGGCATCCCAATCTTTAAGGCACTGGCTGACGCGACAGGTTTGCCAGCTGACAAGCTAGGCGCAGGCGCCGTAAGCGTACAGCAGTTCAACGATGTACTAAAGTCGTTTGCAAGCGAGGGCGGATTTGCTGAAGGCGCAATGTTGCGTTTGTCGCAAACTGTAAGCGGTAAGTTCAGCACGGCACTTGACAACGCAAAGATTGCAGCCGCATCATTGGGCGAGCAGTTGTTGCCCATTGCCTCACAGATACTCGACAAGTTTACAGCACTTGCGCAAAAGTTCACAGAACTAGACGCAGGGACAAAGCGCATCGCTATTGCGGTAGGTGCGGTGACCGCTGCACTGGGACCAATGCTTGTTGTGTTGCCGCAGATCGTGGCTGGCTTTGCCGCCTTAGCGTCACCCATTGCATTGACCATTGGCGCCATTGCAGGCCTGACTGCAGCCGTGGTGTACTTCTACGACGACATTAGGCCAATACTTACCCAGGTGGCCAACCTGTTTATCATGGTTTACAACAAAATTGTACCTGTGCGCGTGGCCATTGCAGTATTGCAGACTGCATTTGTCAATGCTGGCAAGGCCATTTACACAGCATTTACGGCAGTTTTGGACACGTTTAGCACCTTGTTGCAGTCGCTGACCAAGTTGATGCAAGGTGACTTTACAGGTGCGTTTGACACTTTGACCGACGGACTAAAAAATGTTGTTATGGACATTTATGTAGTTGGCAAAGACATCGGCACGGACTTGGTTGACGCAATCAACAGCGCGATCTATGCAGAGCCAATTGATTTGCTAGGCGAAGATGCGTTGCCGACTAAGGCAGAAATTATGGCGCGCTTTCAAGGTCTATTCCAAGGTTCGGGTGAGGCCGCAGGCGAAACGTTTGTTGCTGGCTTTTTAAAGTCACTAGAAAAAATGCCGACTGAGATTGTGCCTGCTTTGCAAATGGCGCAGCACAGCATTACAGACTTCAGCGTTGAGGCCGTCAAGGCCGCAGAGAATGTTGGTACTGCATTCAACACTATGGCTGACGCCTTTGCAACATCGGTTGGCCAGCAGATTGAGAATGCGCAGAACCTAAAACAAGCCATCGTTGGTGTGGCCAAGTCGCTAATTATTGCACGCCTAGCAGAGGCCAAGGCCAACGTAGTCAGTGGCGCATCTAGCTTTGCCGCAAGCATGGGGCCAGCTGCACCGTTTGTGTTAGGCGGTGCGCTGACTGCAATGATGGCACTAATTAACCGCATCCAAATTCCAGCACTGGCAAAAGGCGGTGTGGCGTTTGGTCCGTCCCTGGCAATGGTTGGTGACAACCCTAACGCACGCATTGATCCCGAGGTGATCGCACCGTTGTCTAAGTTGCGCGACATGATGGGCGGTCAACAAATTGAAGTGTTTGGACGCATTAGCGGCAACGACATCTACATTACAAACGAGCGCACTATGACTGCGCGTGAACGGTACAGCTAATGAGCACTTTCAGAGTTGCATACGGGTACGCGAGAAACGTGCACAACCAACAATCGTTTGTTGAGATTCGCAAGGTCGGCACGTCTATTGACCAAAACACCGAGTTTAGTCTGGGCCCAGACGGATACACGTTGACAACAGAGGGACCAAGCGACACACACATGTTGCCTGGTATCTACACCAAGACGCTTGAGGTCACCACTATTTGGGACGACGTAACCAAACTGAACCTGTTGTTAGCACAGATAGCGTCAAGTGATGATGGCACGTACCTAATTGAAACAAAGAACTCGTTGGTGGGTGTGCCTTCTTTTGTTGGCGTGCTGTTGCCTGAGAGTATGGCAATCAAAGACGACGCAACCAATGTGTCTGTAACCTTTCGAGCAACTGACGGTCTGGCGTTGCTTAAAAACACGTTGTACAACGACGACGGTGATCCATACACCGACCACCAAACACTGAAGCAGCACATTGAGAATGTGCAAGAAAAGCTGTTGACATGGGTGCGCAATGAAGAATACCTACAGTCGAACGTAGGGAACAAGCGCCTGGCGTTAAGCATGAACGCAACCAGTGTTGACGACGCCAGTTACACAACACACCCGCCAAGTCGCACGACCGACGGATACGAGCGCATGCGTGTGCACCACCGCACTTTTCACAAGCAAAACACTGACGGTGTGAACGAATACTACAGCGCCTACGATGTGCTGGATAGCATCTGCAAAACACTAGGCGTATGTGCTGGCAGCTTTCAGCAAGCGTTGTGGTTGGTGTCACCTGATAGTATTGCAGAAGGTTTTGATGTGCGCACGTATGCATACAACGGCACGGAAGCTACATTGAATGGTGCAGTCTTAACGCAACCCTTTGACGGCACGTATTTGGCAACAACATCGTACAAGGGGGCTAACTGGACACGTAGCTACAGCAGCCCAGTTGGCAAGGCATTGTTGACACGTGTTACGCAAGAATCGCAAGGCCTAATCTACAGCACGCAAGACGCACCAGGCACTGTATCATACGATGCTGATGAGTTTTACCAAAATGCAGATGACTTAACAATTCGAGGGCGTGTGCGCATTCAAAAATCAGGTGATTCATCATTGACTGGCGCCAACAGGTTGTATCGATTTGTCCCTACGTTCACGTTGATTATTGGAACCGACGACACGACGCAGTATTATTTGAAGCATCAAATACAGAAAGACATTACTGCTAATATGACGGCTGTGTTGAACGAGGGCACACAGCAAGAAAATGTTGTTAACTACTTTAACCTGTACACAGGCACTACGGCAAACGATCAATTGTTCCCGTACAGCTGGGAAACGTCCGATAGCGATTACCACTTTCGCACGCCTATGGAAGATGGCAGGTTTTTCGCTCTGCACGATGCGAAGTACGACATTGACGTTGTTTTGCCATTTGAGTTTACTGTACGCGTTTATGGCACAGGCATTGACACAACACCACCTTACGCGCACAAAGGTGCATCGTTAGAACCGCAATTGCTTGCCTTTGACTTTGAAGGCGTTATTGACTCAGACTACCTAGACACTGCGACTGTAACTTTTATTGAGGTTGGTTTATACAGACGCGAAAAAGACGAGTTGCGCGAAGCTGAGTCTTTTAGATATAGAGCCAAACAAGACAGCGGTAGAACTGACATTGACCATGGCCAGACCCTTATTGGTGATCGCGGTGCAAGCACATACTTTGGCGGCATTGAGGTGTATGACGGCACAGACTGGATACCCAGTAGCGGATGGGTTACGCGCGATCAGGCAACACCACGCACGGTTAACCAGTTGGCTGTAGAAGAAGTATGCGCCAACCACAAAGAAGCCAAAAACGTGCAACGTGGCACGGTTGTGCATGACACCAATGTTGACCCAGCTTATTTTGTTTTCGGCCATCGGTGGCAAGACATTACAACTAGCCAATACTTTGTACCGTTGCGCCACGTCTTTACCTACACGTCACAACTTAGCGAGGTTACATTGTTCCAACGTGGCCGCACTTTCAGCGGTGTCACTGTAGACATTGATAAGTTTACAGACCCAATAGATACAACAAGTCTCAAGCCATCAGGCACAGACATATCGGGCAGTGAATTGTTTGTTGTCACACGCACTGAAGGCCTGGCGCAGATTTACCACAACGACGCACGTACCATTGCCGAGGCATGGGACAGCGCAAACGTCATTGACGGTGCAACACTTGAGTTTTACAAGACAGTGACGCCTGACGCCTTTGGCCAGTACAACGCATATTCAGGTGAGTTTAGAGCTGCCGACGAGAAAATTGTCAGGCGGGTTTATTTTAATGGGCGTTCACGATTGGCGACCGATACCGACAGCGGATGGGTGGCTATTAAGACAATGGCCGACAACTCCACGTTGGCTGAAACATTGGACTACCTGCAAGAATATGTGGGCACAGATACAGGTGACACGTTCCAATACACAGCTGTTATTTCACAAGAGCGGGTCTCTATTTACGACACACTGCTTGACCTGCACGAAGACGCGGTGGCCGCGTACAGTCTGCGCAAATTGCGCAACGCCTACAGTGGCAACGCTATTGTAGTGCAACGCGACGGACCATCGCCAGGTACGACTAACATTGGGTTCAACGCCAGCGGCGAACTAGACACAGCCGCCATCTTGAGTTTTTGCGGCAGCAACAATGGTTTTGTGCAGCGGTGGTACGATCAGTCCGGCAACGGCAACGACCTTGTGCAAGCAACAGCTGCTGACCAACCACTGATATACAATGGTTCGTCTATCGTCACTCTAAATGGCAAGGCGGCTATGACAATCACAGGTGGTGATCATTTGCCATCTAACTCTGCATTTGACATCAACCCAAACGTTAACGAGTTGGTAGTGGCCTGGGTGGGTAGCATTGACAACGAAGCGGCAGATCGCATTGCCGTCAGTCAATGGAACACGGGAAGCGCCAATCAAGTCATGGAGATTATTTACAAGCAGACAGTAGACAAGATACGTTGGCAACACAGGTACGATGGTGGCACACTTGTCACAGCTGACAGCGCAACGACAACAGCGGGTGACCAATACATTGTCGTGGGCCGTACAATCAATGGCCGTCATGAGGTACTTACCGATGGCGCAGAAACAGTTGGCTCGTCAGTTAGTGACACGCCAAACAACGCCAGCGGCAACTTTGCAGTAGGTGCGCGTAGCACTGGACTGAATAAGCCAATGAGTGGCAAGACGCAAGAGGTAGTGATTTGGTCACGCGCCACAGCACTGGACGACTACGAAGACATCAGCGACGACATTAACACGCATTACAGCAGCTTCTAATGGAATGGATACTTGTAAATGCCGAGGGACTATTGACGAGCGTAGCACGCGCTGAGGTAATCACGCGCGAGTTGTACAACATCACACGACCTGTTTGGTTGCAAGACGAGGCAGAATATGGCAATACATTGTTCTCGATTATTACGCATCCAAACGACCCTACCGAGGCGGCATTAGTCGTCGATTCTATGTATCTTATTCAGGTGCACCCTAGTTGCACGCTGGAGAAACTTATTGCCGTATTCCCTGAACTAACAATCGAAGAACGCTTTACCCTGTCGAGCGTGATTCACCAAACAAATGCCTTCCCATTCGGTCTCATATTGCCAGACACAGTAACAGTACGCGATGAGCAGTATATGATTGATAACGGGTGGTTCCCTGAAGATGAATGAACTGAGAGGCCATATACAGAACGCACTCAACGTAACCTACGTGGGTAGCGTCATGGTTGGATACATTAACGATGCCGTGGCCATTATTGCTGGCATGACGTTGGTGTGGTGGAACGTTGAACGCGCATTGAAGGCACGCAAAGAGAGACAAAAGTGAAGTGGTTTAATTACTCTGAGTTTGACTCACCTGATGAGCCAGGCAGCGGTAACAACATGGATCAAGACTTTCTTGAGATGCTGGACGAAAGTCGTTCACGGGCGGGCATTCCGTTTGTAATAACGTCTGGGTTTAGAACTGAAGAACACAACGCGTCAGTTGGCGGCAAAAGGGACAGTGCACACCTACAAGGTTGTGCAGCTGACATCGTAGCGTGCACCAGCCGTGATCGCTTTCTGATTGTAACGGCATTGTTGGAAGCAGGGTTTGACCGCATCGGCATCGGGGAAGACTTTGTTCATGTGGACAGTTCATGGGACAAACCAAGCAACGTTGTCTGGACGTACTATTGACCTGATCAAGGTGTTGTCACGGTTCGATATGACCGAGGCATTTAAAACCAAGGGCGACTTGCGTAGGTGGTCAGCCAAGCGCACCGTGGGTGGCATGATAGCTACAACTGCGTGTTACGACATTGCAAACCACGGAATGAGTTGGGAGGCAGTTTGTTTGTGTGGCATTGCTGTGCTACCTTTAATTGCCTCTATGTTCGAAAGAACAAGTTGAAGGTTAGATAAATTGTTTCATTAAAGTGGCGGCCATGCGTAACGACGTGTGGCCGTTTACACATCTGCATGTTGATAACCTGTCGCCTCATGGTGGCCGTTTGGATGCCATTGCGGCATACGTTTGTGACATGCGATGCACACAATTACTACCGTTGTTCTTCATTGCACCTGTCTGGGCACAGTGCGACATGGAGATTTACGGATTTAATCCAATCAACACAGAGATTACTTTGGTGGTCAATGACGGCTATTGCTTGACTGACGCTGACAGTGTTGGCGAGTTTCTGTTGGGCATGACGTTCGACCCACCACTTAATCCCAGTCCATTTCCATGCGTACAAAATGGCGAGTGGGCCAAGCTAATTTTCCCGCTTGACTTTCCCGGATTTACCATTGGCGAAGGTGCCGACAACATTTTGCAGTCGGGCGACACCATTACATTTCGTATAGACGAGGTACCGTTGTTTGGCAGTGGCACAGCTGACTGTTGGATTCAGGCCATACAGACAGGCGCGTTCTATGACGAATGCGTAGTGTTGGCTATTTACCAAATCAATGACAGTGACACCATACTAGGCGAGCCAGGTATTACAGGTGAAGCATACCCAGACGACAACCTTGACGACAACATCATTGTGTGGTCACTTGGCCCAAACTGCGAGGCGCCACCACCGCCATACGAAGACAAGGTGTACACGAACGATCCATGCGACCGAGAAACGTGGTTTGTGCCTAACGCCTTTACGCCAAACAACGACGGCAAGAATGACGTGTTTAAGGCAGTAACAAACAGAGATTGTTGGCTGTGGTTTGAGATGGAGGTATACAACAGATGGGGAAACTTGGTATGGCGCACAACGACACCTGGCGATCCGTGGTACGGAAACAATACCGTGTCACCTTGGAACAAAGCAAACTCATACGACGGCAGATACTTCGTGCCGGATGGCGTGTACAACTGGCGCGTGCGCGGTCAACGCTATGGCGATGGCGACGTATGGCTCGAACAACGTGGAACAATAACTCTAATGAGATGAAAAACAACCTTAAACCCAATGGCATTAAAACAACTGTTTTGCCGACTGCTAAAGCGTCTAGCTACAATGCTTGGATGCGGCATATCACCAAAACCCAACTACCTGCTTACCGCTGGCAAATCAAACACGATGGACAGGCATAATCAATACGACACACGAATGTGGAGAAGTGGCCACGACATGGGCCAGGGATATTACAAGCTATTGCCTGATCACGGCAAGCGCTTTGACCGCAACAACATGCGTGAACTTGGATACACCCTGTACCAAGATTTTACAAGCAAAGCAGATCCAGAGACTGAACTGCGGTGGTGGTTTCGTGACCGAAACACCTGGGAATCGCGCATCGACCGCATTGAGCAGATGGGGTACACAGCTGTCAACCAACTCACAATCACATGAAAGCATATATGGAAAAATACCCAATACGCCTAAACGTGCGCATGCAAGAAGCCTTGCGTGACGACGCACAAAAGATGGCACAACGCATGGGCATCAGCACCAGCGCGTTGTTCCGAATCGCAATGCAACAATTCATTTACCGTAAACAAAACCTATAACATGAGCTGGTTACCAGACAACTTCAACGAGCCACAAGCAGGTTCGTACTTTAAGCCCCTCAAGGGCAAGCAAAACCGCGTGCGCATAATTAGTGACAAGCCGCTACTGGGCCACGTGCAATGGACAGAAGACAACAAGCCAGTACGCTGGAAGTTGGACGACACACGCCCTGAGGCAGACTTCCGTGCAGACACAAAGCCCAAGCTGTTTATTGCCTGTGCGGTGTACAACTACGAAGAGCGCGCGGTGCAAGTGTGGGAGATTACGCAGCGCAGTCTGCAAGAATCACTGCACCTGTTGACCAAAGACAAAGACTTTGGACCACCTGTGAACTACGATTTGAAGATTACGCGCAAGGGAGATGGCCTTGAGACCACGTACAGCATGGTGCCTATGCCTGGCGAGATGAATGACGACATCATTGAAGCCATTGCCAACTTGCGTGTGAACCTTGAGGCACTGTTGCACGGAGAAGACCCATTTGCGTGATGGAAATACATACAGCAATACTTCAGCTGACAGCACAGCAGTTAGAAGCATTAAGACTGGGGTTGGGTCATTGGATTGAAGACAATGAGAAGTGCATATTAGATGACATGAAAGATGCCTCACGCGATGATCGGCTTAATCAATTGAATTACCACGTTATGCTTTGTGGGTTGCTTGATCAAATTTGCGACCAAGAGCAACACATACACCGTATGAACAGTATGGGGCTACCACCAGTACCACCATTACCGCCAATAGATGAGTGATCGTCAGTTTCGTGGTATTTGGATTCCCGTACACATTTGGGAGACGTCAGATCTGACAGCTGCGGAGCGTTGCCTGTGGGCTGAAATTGACAGCTTCACAAACGCAAAAAGCGGTTACTACAAGACCAACCAGCAAGCAAGCGAAGAACTCGGGGTATCTCAACGCCAGGTATCCCGAGCATTCGCTAAGCTGGAAAGCATGGGTCTAATTACTGTCGAAAAGCAGGGAATACGAAGGGTCGCCAAGTCGACACCATGGCGAGGTACCCTAGACACAGTGGCGAGCAACCCTAGACACCATGGCGAGGTATCATCGCCACAGTGGCGAGGTATAAAGAATAAAGAAAAGAATAAAGAAAAGAATAATAAAAACACATTGGTGTATGCCTTTGAAGGTGATGAAATAATTGAGTTGTGGAAGGTGTGGGTGCGAGAGCGCAAAGCATACGTCAAGGGGCAGTACACACCATACGCGCAGCAGCGTGCAATGAACAAGCTGCAGAAACTGAGTGGAGAGAGCATCGAGGCGGCACAAAAAATAATCGACCAATCCATTACAAATGCCTGGAAAGACTTTTACCCTCTGCGAGAGCAACGACAAACGAGACGGCCTAACCTTGACCCAGACATCGCACTTGAATGGGCTTCTAAGTGATCCCCGCGAAGCCATGTTCGGCATGACACCTGAACTGGCATACCAACGCGGTTTTAGCATGTCCCTGGCGATACGCACAGCCAAGAAAGAGTTGAAAGTTTTACTACTAGCTGAGTTGGAACGCCTGACGCGGCATGTGAACGCCACACGCACGTTTCAGACACAAACAGACCTGCAAGATGCTGTTGACGACATCTGTGAACTATTCCCCTCCCTGAAAGTGGAAGAAGTGCTTACAGCGTTCAAACACATTCGCCAAGGGCGTTTCCAACTCTTTGGTAACTTCACTACTAACGTCTTGCTTGACTGCTTACGCCAGTACGACATGCAAAACACTGTGCCGTTCCGTGAACAGTTTCACCGCGAGCAGAAGCAGATAGAGACCGCATCACTGGACGTGTCAAGACTGATTGCAGACCTTGACAAAGACGGCAAGCTCAAG